TACGATGGCAACGAAACACTGTGACCGTTGGAGGTGTGGGTGTGCGTCAATGACGAACCCGCGCCTGTCGATGTGCTGTTGCGCCAGTAACCTGCCTCAATAATATTGGCATTGGTATTTGGACTCGCGGCATAGCCTGCAGAGTACCCAGGAAACTGGTAGTTGTATCTCGAAATTCGCGATGTGATTGCATTGTTTCCCTTGTGGGGATTGAATGTCCAATGCATTGATCCTCTTTGCGCTAAAAAGCAATTGGCCAACAAGTGCCAAGGTGTTGTCAATGCGAAATTGAATGAAAAATTCGATGCAGGTACAAGAGTTCCTTTTGCAGAATTCCATCCATTTGGGTCATAACCGTAGTACAAGGGAAAGCGAGTTTGGTTGATCTGGAAAGTGCCAACCGTATTGGCTGTTGCAGGTGGGACATACACTGTGTCCAAAAGATTCTTGCGCCTCAACAAAGAGCGCAATGACCTGACAGACTCTCCAAAATTCACCAACTCGCGATGTGATTCTGATCCTCCCGGAACCCCCATGGTCATAGACTCAACCTCTCGCGTTTCTGAATACTCCTCAGACTGCAACGCAAAAGGGGTCAAGTCATAATTTCCCACGGAAGGGTTAGCAAACTCCAAGTTCTCGGCTCCCCGCACGAAAACCTGGATTCCAACACTCGAAGTAGTAGTTGGGCCAGAAAGTGTTGTGAGCACCTTGATTGAAATCATGCCATTGTGAAATGTGTCTGGCAAAGTGACCGCAGGCGACGCACTCGTCGACCACGTAGTATTCTCAATCAATGAGTTGCTGTAGCACCACGGCAGTGCCTGCTGATATGGGATCCGAAATTCAACATCCGTTTCCGCTCCAAGATCCACAATCTTGTTGAACACGTATGGTCCAGTGTCTCCTGTAGTCTGAACCAAAGTCGAGTAAGGGTCGTAGCTAATTCGCACACGACCCTTGTGGAACGGCGTCGCAATGAAGCGAAATCTGAAGATAATATCTCCTCGCCAATTGCGGAACAATGAAGACAACAAACCCATGGGGGTGAAGTCATACACAGAACCGCTAATTGCCCCGAGCTGGGGCGTAACTCGACTCGTGAACAAGGGAGCATCAACTGCCAAAGCACTAGTCCAAGTCGCATTTGTCAAGTACGACTCTCGTTGTGCAAACTTTGTGACAGCCAATTCATCCGTCCCATCCAAACCTGCAATGGCTGGGTCGATTGAAAGCTCATTTTTCGGATCCAGAGCCAACTTCTCAAATGGATATCCTATCTGTGCTGTCGCCAATTGTGGGAAGGGCGAACTTCTGACAGGCATGGAATCCGAGATGACGGGAACATCTGTATAACCAAACAAGGAGGCTATCTTGCTCACTGCTGAAGCACCTATGGAGGTAGCTTTGGCAAATTTTCCAATGATGGGCACGTCTCCCAGCTTGCGGGACGCCGAAGCGATCGCAGAAGCTGGTAGAGACACAGGCCCGACACCATACTCATCAGCCTGAAGAGCTGGAGCTAGCGTGGGACCGGCCAAGACAACGTCCTCCATCCACGCATACACTTGCACCGAAACAGAACTCGAAGATCCGTTGGCGCTAGCGAGAGGATTGTAGATTACCAGCGAGACGATGCCCATGGTATTGAAGTCGTTGATGACACCAACCCGAAGGAATGATCGCTGACAGATGAAAGGGCACGACAGAACGGCTCCCTCACTGTGAGCGGGATCAATCCAGACTCCTGGAAGTTGTGAGATGGGAATCAGTTGGTTGGGCATCGACGAAATGTTTCCACCAAACCCCTTGAAATTGGACAGAGGCTGGTACATTGCTCGCATCGAACCGTACAGGAACGGTGACGCATTGAGCACAAACTTCAACTTCAGAGTGCCACGAATGAACGCATAGTTGTTAATCTTGCGCGCAATGGACACATTGTTGGCGAAATTCGACCAAACCGTGTTGTTCAGCACTTTGAATCCAACGGGATCTGCTTGCGACCAAGTTGTGGACAAAATACGAACTGGGCGTGACAAAAACGAGGCAAGATCCGCTGTTGTCTGAGCATCAGCAAGTTCATAATCCAACGGGGATGCAGACGATCCAACATCAACCCCAGGGTTGGCATC